TTTAAAAAAAATGGCGGTGCAATTGATATTGTTGTAGGAAGACATAGCTTATATTATTTTGACGAGCCTGAGGCAGAATCTTTAACGAGCAAAAATGAAAATATTAACATAGATGACAAAATGACGTTAACTGAGTTTGTTGATAACATTATCGATAAAGACTCACCTATAACATATATTAAAAATATAGACTACGATGAAGATTATCAATACGAGCTTTTAAAAAGCAATGAGTTTTATTTAGAAGGATTTTCTGATATTTTTGATAATAACAACAGTAAAGAGTCATTTAAAGATTTTGACAATGATGCATCTAGAATTTATATCTCAGAGTTTGAAGATAATGATTCTTTAGATTTTAATACGGAATTTTATGATAGTAATTTTAAAAACATACAACATATAAAAAACTCTATAGAAAATTCCTCAAATTCTTCTGAATACGATCTAAAAGGTGAAAATAAAATATTATTTAAGCAAGATAGTATATTAAAAGTAGAAAATTATAATTCTTACGACTTAGATCCGTCAATTAGATTATTTGAAACATCTGAAGAATTTAATGATTTTACAATAGAAGGAGAAGATGAAGAATTATTTGATGATAATTTATCACCTTTTATTATGATAAAGTCTAATAATGTTAGAATAGTTGCTAGAAAAGAAAAGAATAATGAAAAAAACAAAATAAAAGTTGAAGAAGGAAGTATAAGCTTCGTTAAAGAGTCAAACGATTTTAGAAACTATTCACACATTACACTTCAAGGCGACGGTGTAACTAACATAGATTGCAAAGAGCTTTATTTAGGTAATATCATAAAAGAGTATATAAGACAAAACATTATTACTGTAAGTGATGATGAAGACATTATTGACGAAATACAAGAAAAGTATAATAAACTAACATACGAAGACGTAAAGACTATGCACGGTAAAGGTGTGGGTGTTTTGTTAGGATACGACCCCAAATTTTCAGAACCTTTAGTTTTAGGCAATACATTAAATTTATTTTTAAAAGAAATTTTAAATATTAATATAGAAGCGTTGACATATATTTCAAGTGCATTCAAAGAAATATCTGCAAACATTGACAAGATCAACAAAGACAATGCGGCAATTAATGTATGGGCAAAAACACATACACATATTAATACAGCTCCTCCTGGGGGTGGTCCAGTTGCTGCAGTTCCGACTCTCCAGCAATTGTCTATTACTGATAATCATAGTTTTAAAAAAACAGATGAAAGTCATAAAATTAACGGAGGAGAAGAAGTTGAAAGGCTTACAGCTCTAATAGATAATCTTTATTTAATACTTTCAAGGTTCTCAAAAACAACATAATTAATATTTGATATAAAAAGAAAGTAAATTTAATGTCTGAGCTTGGTAATAATTTATATAGGATAAAACAACACGAACAAAAAAAGATTGCAGATGCTCTTAATAGATCTAAACTCATTCCTATAGGAATTAAAACACCTGTTAAACTTAGCAGTAATTCAAAAGATTCTTTGTTTGAAATGAACACAGACATTATTGATACAATTGAAGATAATTTAAAAAATTTAATTATGACACAGATAGGTGAAAGGTTAGGTTTTCCTGATTACGGCACAGATCTTTCACAAATTTATTCAGATAATACACTATCAGATGACGAAAAAGTCAATAAAGCAACGCAGCAAATTCTTACAACAGTTTCAAAATATATGCCAAGCCTAACATTACAACAATTTTATTCTCAAAAAGTAGGTAGTGGTAATAGTGCTAATGAAAATCTAAACAACAAAAAAGGTTTAGATATGACAAATGCAGCAAATACGGCATCATTTTCTTCTTCCTTAAAGAATAGTCAAAGTCATATTAACAAAAATAACAAAAACTTACCAAGCAAATATCAAGTAGACATTACTTATACAGTGCTTGATCGTTCTAGAACCTTAACACTTATTATTAATAGTGCAGTATAAAATCGGAGATTAGCAAATGATATTAGAAAAATACTTGGAAAACTTAGACAAAAAGAAATTTTCAAGCAAAACATTTAGTGAGTTTAGAGAAGAATTACTTGATCATGCTAATCTTTATTATAAAGACAATATTTTAGACTTTTCAGAAGCCTCTTTAGGAGGACTAATTTTAGACTTTGCAGCAATTGTAGGCGAATCTTTAGTATATTACGCAGAGCAGCAGTTTAAAGAGCTTGATTATGAAACTGCAGTTGATTTTGATAGTATAATAAAACACCTTAAAAAATCAAATATCAAAGTACCTAAATCAAGTCCTTCTGTAGCTACAATTTCTTTTTATATTAGAGTAGAAAAAGATTCTCTTTCAAAAGTAAACGATTTAATGCCTGATAGTGAATTATTGCCTGTAATAAAATCAGGCACTGTAATGCAGTCAGGTTCTATTGAATTTATCTTACAAGAAGACGTAGATTTTTCGTCTGATTACGTTGTTGAAAGAACAGAAGAAATTAGCGGTACTAAATATTTAATTTTAAAAAAAAATGGCATTGCTATTTCTGGATTTACTAAAACAGAGACTTTTTTTATATCAAACAATAGCGAATTTTACCCATCAGTGAGTTTAGAAGAAAATAATATTACAAATATTATAAGTGTTGTTGATGAAAACAATAATGAATATTACGAAGTTGATTATTTAACTCAGACAACAGTTTTTAAAAAAGGAAAAGCAAAAAACTCAGATATTATACAGTTTTTACCTGCACCTTACAGATTTGTGATTGAAGAAAACTATATTGATAATATTACAAATTTACGTTTTGGCAACGGGAGTGGATTTTCTACGAGAGATAACGTTTTTTATTCACCAGAAGATCTTATGCTTCCGATTAAAAATAAAGAAACTTTTGGTAGAATGCATCTAGATCCAAGTCTGCTACTTGTTTCAAATACGTTAGGAATATCACCTAAAAACAAAAATATTACTATTACATACAATCACGGAGGTGGATCTAGCCATAATGTTGCAGAAGGTACAATTAGTGTTTTTAAAGATTTTCCAATAGTTGTTTTTCCAAATTCAACAGTTTCAACATCTCAAGAAAAAACGCAAAGTGTTGTTGATTCAATTACAATAACAAATCCTGAGAGAAGTCTTGGAGGTGAAGAGGCTCCGAGCATTGAAGATTTAAAAAAATTAATTCCTATGTCCACAAAGTCGCAGTCGAGAATAATAAACACAGAAGACTTGCTTTCTAGAATTATGACTATGCCTTCTAATTTTGGAAGAGTTAATAAGATTATTGCGCTTGATAATCAATACTCTTTACCATACAAGGATCTTTATGTTGTATGTAAAAACGAAGAAGGATTTTATACTGAGGCGAGTGATGTTTTAAAGGTAAATTTATCTAATTACATTAACGAATATCGTCTTATAGGTACAAATTTTAATATATTAGATGTAGGAATATATAATTTTGGTCTAAAAATTAAAATTAATATCAAAGAAAATTTTGATCCAGAACTTACTAAAATAAACGCAATAGACTCTATTGTAAAAAATTGTAAATTTTATTTAATGGATATTGGTGATCCTATTAATGTAAATAGAATCATAAGCACTTTAGAAAATAAAGAAGTCAATCCAGGCGTTGAGTCTGTTGCAACTGACAGGAAAAACATTGTTGTTTCGAAAAACAACTTAGATAGTTTTTATGATATTGACTTGGACAAAAATATTGATTATCAACAGAATTCTTTTAATCCTCATACGTCATATTCAGACGGCTTTGTTTATCCTCCTCGAGGGTCTATATTTGAGTTAAAATATAATTTTGCTGACATTGTTGTTATTGCATAATTACGTTATAATATTAAAAGGCACAATTAAATGATAATATCTATTACACCTATTGCTGATACTTATGTTAATAATTTGCAAACTGTCGACAATGATGCATCTTATGCTAATGTAGGAAAAGCTGCAACACTAGATTTGTTTAAACTTTACAATGAAAATAAACATGCATATTCTTGGGCAGGATTTAGTTTTAGAGAGACTATACAAAACGAAAGTGTTATTGTTTTAACAGATACAGATTTAAACACTGTAGAATTTAAATTTTACACTAATAGTAATGTTTTTGATGGTAGTTTAGACAATGATGGTAGAGTAATAGTTGGAATTAGCGATATATTAGATCAAGATGCTGTTAATCCGTCTTACGCTTCTAGGCTTAAAGACGTTATTGATAATGTTAACGAAAATAACAATGGTTTAACACTTAATATTACAGCATATGTTAATTCAAGAAATGATATTATTTTAAAACAGCAAAAACCTGGTGATGTTGGCGATACTTCTTTTATTATACCAAATGAAATAAATTCAATTACAGGCTTGAGTTTGTTTGCTAGAATCGAATACAGCGCAATCTTAATAAAATTTGATATTGACAAACTAAAAAGAGATTGGATAATCTTAGATCAAGAAAATCCTCCTAATATTTTAGGATCATTTGCAAATATGAAGGCAGAGTTAGTTTTAAAAGATATAACTTCTGGATTAAATAAGCCTTATGACTATGAAATAGAAGTTCTAAGTCTGCTTAAAGATTTTAAAGAAGGAATAGGAAAAGATACAATTTATTTTTCAGACTTAGACTATTGTAATTTTAAAAACTTAAATGAAAACAATCTTTGGTCCATAGAAAATTTTATTACTCTTAATGAAGATACTAGTCTAATAAACAATAGTACGATTAAGACAAAAGTTGAGTTAGGAAATGAAAATATAAGTTTTGATATTACAGAATATATTAAAAAAATAATTGTTGAAAATGCAACAGACAATGGCTTGCTTATAAAGTTTACTGATGACTACTTATATGATAAATTTACTTATTTTGTTAAAAGACTAGGTAGCAGACATTTACAGAACAAAGTTTTAGTACCTGTTTTAAATATTAAAATTGATGATTCTTTATATGAAGTACCTAACAATGAGAAAAAATTGTATTTCAATAAAGACGAATCTATTTATTTGCTAAATAGAAAAAGTAAGCTTGAAAGCTTTACAAAACCTACAATTAACAGTACTATTTTGTTTAATCTATATAACTACAAAAACAATCAAAAAGTTTTAGATAGCATATCAGTGTCTAGCGTTGAAAGCTATAAAGGAAGTACAATTAACGGGATAGCAAAAGCTAGTTTAAACGTTAGCCAGTTTGACGAAGCTATTGAAGAAATAATTAACAATGAATATTCAGACTTTACGCTAGAATGGTTTTGGCAAGATTCAGAATTTAGCTTTATTAATTCGTCTTTAATTGAAATTAATAAAAAATATAAAATAAAGGTTGCCGGGAGTATTGATTACACGCTAATAGGTGCAGAAAACAACGATGTCGGTACTGTATTTGTTTCAAATTCTTTACCTGACTTTGATATAGATGATCCAGACTTTGTCGATGGTGAAGTTTTTGTTGTAAAAGAAACAATTATAAACAGCAACAAACTAAAAATTTACGTTCCAGAGCGAACTATTGATTCTGGTACTAAAAATTTATTATCTTCTTTAAAACCAGAGTCTAGTGATCTAGGATATATAGAGACAGATTCTGTCTGTAAAATGAACGTGTATTTTATCGATACTAAAAGTAGCTTAAGAGCAAGTAAGTTATCTTCTCAAATAAAGTCTATAGACTTAGGCGATGTTTATTATGAGGTATATTTAAAGTCTAGCAAAGAAAAAGTTGTTGAATTTGACTTTATCAATAATTCAACAAAAATGTTTTATGACGGAGAAAAATATTGTTTTAACTTTTATGCACCAGACTTTTTATCTGGTAAGACTCTTTTATTTAAGTTTGCGTATTACGATGAATTTAATAATGACTTAAAATATATTTCGTCTATAAACGATAACACTAACGTTATTAGTATTAAATAAAACAAAAGAGTAATTTACATGAAATTAGTTAACTTATATAATTTTATAAAATCTAGTTATAATAATTCAAGTGTTGACAATGATACACTTTTAAATGCTTTAAAAGGTTTAAATCTTTTAGAAAATGATGAATTAACTACAAAAGACATATTTAACGTTTTTCAACATTTAGATCAATATAACAGTTTTTTTTCAACGCAACAGATTACTCATGCAGACTATAATAAGTTTAAAGATCACGTTTTTTTTGATTCAGCTGTAAGTAAAATAGATCATAGCTTTTATAGAATTCTTAAATTTCCTTATGACAAAGATGAAATAAAAAATATTAATTATAAAAATAAAAACGATGGCTATACAAAACACTTATTAGAAAATGTATTCCCTAAAAGTAGAGGATCAATTATTTTTGATGGTACTAATATTATCGAAGTAGTGGATACACAAGGTTATTTTTTTAACGATTACGAAGGAAGTCAAAAAAAGTCAGGTATTTTAAATTCATATAACAATAATTTATGTGTAGAATTTTGGTATAAAGTCATTGATTATACTAATGACAATCAAGTAATTTTTTCAAAGTATTACAAAGACTTAAATTCTGGGATAGAAGAAGGATATTTATGCTATATTTCTAATATAGAAAACGATGAAAATCGTTTAAATTTAAACGTAATTGTATCTATTAGACAAAATATTTATTTTAAGTCTTTTACTATTAATAAAAACGCTGATTATAAACATGCCTGTTTTAATTTGTTCGAAGAAAATGGTAAAAAAAATATTGAATTATTTATAAACGGGTATAAGATAGAAAAATCATCAAGTGCAGAAATAGGATTTTTGCCAAGTGTAGGATTTAGCGACAACCTTTCAGAAGATCACGTAGTTTTTTGTATCGGCGGATTAAGTCAAAAAAGTTTATCAGTTAACGGTTTAACTTTTAATAATTTGATCGGTGAAATAGATGAATTTAAACTTTCTTTTAAAAGAAAAAGCAAAAATGAGATTAAAAAGGAAATGCATAAAAATGTTTATTCAAACAATTTCCTTAAGCTTTATTTAAAGTTTAACGAACCTGCTGGAAGTCATATTAACAATTTTATATGCATTGATTATTCTGGAAACAAAATACACGGTATTATAAAAAGATATAACGAAAATACTTTAGAATATGAAGTTTTACAAGACACTTCTAATCTAAGGAACAACAATGTAAATCTTTTACCGATGAAAAAAGAAAGGCTTACAGATAATCCTGTCCTTATTGGATCATATCAGTCTATTATAGATCAAAGACAAAGATTATTAGACTTAGCAGTTGAATTTGATAAAGAAAATCCAAATAACATATTTAAACTTTTGCCTAGACATTATTTTATTGAGTCTTCGAATAGTCAAAACTTGCCTATCTATAGTAGACAAGACGCTTATTCTTCTCCAGAAAGTTTATTAGACGAAGAAGGTCAAATTGACTTTGACAACGGTAGCAAACTAAGCAGTGATTTTGAACCTAATAGTGATCTCGTAAATGTTGTCTTAATATGGGCAAGATTTTTTGACCAGCTAAAGTTGTATATATCATCTATTGATAAGATCTTAAATGTTAGTTATGAATCACTTAACAAAAACGATATTTCAAGCATATTTCTTCCTTTAGCATGCAAACATTATGGTATTGAATTTTCTGAGATATTTCCTTCTATTACTAAAGAAAAGATTTCTGGGGAAAATCTTGTTTATGAAGACATTGTAAGCGATTTAAGCATAAGAAGACTTCAAAATTTATTATGGCAAAGATTTTTAATTAATTCTCAAGACTATTTAAAGTCTAAAGGAACTATAAAAAGTCTCGAGTCAGTTTTTAATTCTTTTGGGATTGATTATTCTAAGTTTATTGATATAAATGAGTATAGCGGATATAATGACTTAACAAACAATTCTAGCGAAAAAACTAATAATTTAAATACAAATATTGTTTCTTTCACTTCTGAATCTAATATTTTCAAGGCAACGCCAGTATTTGAAAATACATTGTCAAACAGCATGTCTTTAAACAAGCTTTTTTTAGAAACTTCTGTAATTAAAAGAAAATTAACTAATCAAAAAGATTATTCTGGCAGTGTTGTAGATGGTTTAGGCAACGAGTGGACACTTGAGTTTTTTATAAATTTTTCAAATGCGTTATTAAATAAAAATGAAAATAATTTTAATTTAATTCAAAATTTATTTAGACTAGATTTAGACAATAATGCTATTATTTCAGTTCATCATCAAAGATACAGTACAGATACTTTTTACGGTGATCTTTTTATAAACATATACCCGATTAAAAATAATTCAAGTTACGTAATAGAAGAAAAAATCGAAGATGTTAATATATACGATAATCCAAAATATCTTAAGTTAAGCCAAAAAATAAATGAAAACTTAGCAGATAATGATTCTGATAGTATTGTTTTTTCACTAGATTTAGGCGACATAGGTGAGGTTAATCAGTTAAACAAAGCAAAGACACTTGTTATTCAAAAAGTAGTTGCAAACATTAATGACAAAGTAATTAACAATAATATTTCAACTAACAACAATATTGTCTTAAGAATAGGAAGTTATAATTACGCAGATCTTGGTGCATCTTATCTATGTGCAACAAATGATTTTGTGCAAGAAAATACAGAATTTCAAGGTGAAATAATAAAAATTAGAGCTTGGTCAAAATTTATTAATGAAAAAGAGTCTAATGTACATCTAAAAAATATTGAAAATATTGGTGAAGAAAACAACGTTCCTTATCAAAAAATAATATTTGATTTTGATGCAAAGTTTCAAAATAATCTTGAAAATATAGAAGATTTAATTAGTTGGAAAATATCAGATAATTCTTTAAACTTAGACGAACAAAAAAATTATTTAAATAGTTGTAAACTAAAAACATTTAATCAAGACTATTTAAACATTGATGTTATAAAACCTTTTACTGCTTTAATTAAAAGTCAAAACATAAAATACGACCAACCAACTAAAGAAAATAGAGTTGATATTCATAGCTTTGAGAGTAATGATGCTAAAAAAGCTTTTAACAACTACAATGAATTTCCGTCAAATAAACCTTATAAATTTTATAACTATGATAGTGTTTCACGTACAAGTATTGATATGTCAGTTGTAAAAATAATAAATGATGATATATCTAAGATGATACATGATATATCTGAATTTAATAGACAAGTTAATTCTTTTTATTCAAAATATTCTTATTCATACAAAAGTTTAGAGCAAATTAGAAAAAATTATTTTGATAAATTTAGCGACAAAGAATACGTTTATTATTCTGATATTGGTAATATATTTAAATTTTTTGACAATATTATGCAGAAAACTTTAAAAGATGCTATTCCGTACAATTCTAGATATTTAGGTTTTAATCTTGTTTATGAATCACATGCACTTGAAAGACACAAATACGAATACAAAAACAAAGATAGTAATTTACCTGTTGTTGATGCTCTTGGGCTTGCAAATTATTCCAGAGAATCACTTTTAGTCAAAAGAGATACTAGATATATGGCAAATAGACAGCAAGTTTATAAAAATGGAAGTTCAACATTAAGGAATAACAGCTAAAATGAGAAATTATGACTCCTTAAAAAAAATAGATGACAGCATAGTATTTTTTGACAATCAAGATGTAGCTTATACAAAAATTAATGCTGGAAATAACAATTTAGATTTTAAAGACAAACAAAATCTAAAAATGAAAATAAACTATAGAAGCATTTCAGATAATACACTCAATATCAATCTTTTTGCTGGCGTTAACTCTTCTTATTTGCAAAATAAAATTATATGTAATGACGAAGAAATTAAAAACAAGCAGCAAAATAATGTCAATTATTCTTTCGACGACAGCAATGATTACAAAGGCAGACCAATTGAAAAAAGTATAATAACTTCTATATTTACTAAAACGTTAGGATTAGAATCACATGATCCTTTATTTAACAAGATAAGTAATGAACCGTTTTCAGATGAAGAAAACATAGAAGATGCAAGGCGTTTCTTGGAAATGCCTAACGAAATCAAATACCCAAAGTATTATAATGCCTACTCTTTAAACAGACTAAATTCTAGTATCAGTGTTTTTGGCACTCTAGAGAGTATAAGCGGAGAAAATACAACCGAAAGACCTTTGCAAGGCATTGTTTGCGAAATAATTAATAATAGCACAGATGCAAGAGAAAGAAACATACAGTTAACAAGCAGTATTACTTTAAGAGAGAGAAATTCTAGCAACCAAATAGAAAGCTATTCTGATGAAGAATATCAAGACATTATTTTAAACGATGATGTTTTATTACGTGCGTCTTTTAAGTATACAAATAGAATTGTAAACGGAAATGTAATTACAATACTCGATACATCTGAAGGTTCTTCTAGTCAAATTTCTGTTTTATCCAACAAAATTATTTTTTATACTGAGGATAATAATTTTATTACTGCATTTGACGATACAGTAAAAAATGATTTAAAAAATGGTGATTATAATGATGACGAAATATCATACAGCACAGGACAAACAATAGACATGTCAGAAGGTCAGTCAACTGACTCATTAGGATTTTTAGGAGAAATAAATTAAAAATGTCAAATTATTCAAGCTTTAAGATTATTGATATTGAAGTTCTAAATAAAAATAGTCTTCTTGTAAATAATCAAGAAACAATAGACTTATTGCAAGACTTATTTATTTCTGGTCAAGGAGAAGATCCGTCAACAGCATATGGTGGTTTAAGACTTTCTATTTATTTTCCTTTATATGGTCTTCGACTAGACGAAAGAGTAAATCAAACTTTTGACGGAGTAGAATCAACGTCTTCAATAGACACTAACTCTCTTTTTAAATCAAAGCTAGTACCTATATCTACTATAAAAAACAACTTATTAGTATTTTTTAAATCAATCAAAGCAAAGCTCAAAGTTAAAGATCAAATTTTACAGCCTGGATTTGTATTCAATCCTGCATTACAAAATCCGTTTATAGACTATAACACTTTGATTAGTATAGAAAATTATTTTACATTGAGCTTTGACAAAATAAGTACGCATATTTTAAATTTAAATACACAAAGAATGATACCACAAAATTCTGAAGATTTTGAAAATCATATTGTTTTTGACATTGTTTTAAATAAAGATGCTTCTTCAGACTTAACATTTGAGTACGAAGAAAACAACAGCTATATACTAGACAGTAATGACTTTTCTCAATTAAGCGAAATATTTGAAATTAATGACTCAATAGAAGAAAATATTAAATTACAAGATAATTTATTTTTAAAGATTGATGCAAAAGATTTTTCTACAAGAAGATCTAGTGTAAAAACAAAGTCAATTAAAAAGATACTTAATGACAAGTTTAACAAATATTCGTCTAAACCGCAAAACATAACAATTACGGGAAAAGAACTACAAAAAACAATCTCAGTTTTTGATGATACTAACACAATTATTTTTGGAGAAAACAATCAAGTTCATTCATCTATAAACGCTCCAATAATTGATATTACCAGTGAAGAAAGCAAATATTTAAATTTTAAAAATCTTAATTCTATTGGCAGAGAAAACAAATATTTTGACGATAGATTTGTTTTAGAAAATTCTCATATATACGACTTACCGCATGCATTAGATGATACTTTTATCGTACAAAAAAATGTATCAAAAAGTATGTTTGACAACCTAATAACACAAAAAAAAGACATATTAGATATTCAAAGTTTTAATGACAACAGCTTTGATCATGAATTCGCGATTGACAATGATCAAGTTCCTCCTGGGTGGGATAGTTCGACATTAGACGACAGTATATCTGAAGATTATGACTTTAAGGATCAAAAACAGATTAAAATAACTTTAGACTTTTCTGATGACATTGATTTACATTTAATGAATACACGATTTACGTTTAATAAACCTGTTAACAGTTTACAAAATTTTGATCACCCGTCAGGAACAGGTGCAGTTTTTATTAATTTTGAAGACAATGCAGATCCTCAAGGTCCTACTAATTTTAATTCATTTACAGCTGTAAACGACGATCTTAAAAATACTAACTATTTTAATTTTATTTTATCAAATCCTGCTTCTTATAGTTCACATTTTATGCCAACAGCGTATTGGGACTTTTCTGAAGGCCGGTGGAATTATTTAGAAGGATTGATTGTAAATGAACAGTCTTACTTTGTTCAACAGCAAACAGACTTAGGCATCTCGCAAGAAATTACAAAATATGACTTGTTTGGATCAAAAAACTTTTCTAAATTAAGAGAAAATTATAATGCATTTAACAATATACTTCCAAACAATAAAATAATAAATTACGAAAATTTTTCGTGGCTTTCTTATTACTCTGGAGGAACTTCAAACGACGGTGAGCTATATTTATCGACTTACTTAAAAAGCAAAAAACCTATTTTAACAACACCTTCTTTTAGAAATAGCAACGAAATGCTTTCAGAAAGTAGCTTTTTAAATCATAATAAGTCAAACCTTACTCAAATTACAAGCTCATACTCTTTTCCACATGGCTCGCAATGGCAACCAGAAAATAATCATATTTTAGATATGTCAAAATATATTTCCGAAGACTTTCTTTTAGAAAAAATTATAATAAAAGGAAAATATTCTATGCAAGCTGAAATGCCTGTATTTAAAGGAAATTTTGCCAATTGCTACCGAAATATTTCTGAAAATGAAGAAGTCAATACATCGAACGGTCTTTTTGAAAATTATAATTACAAAGACAATCATCATAGTGTTATTTCTAATAATATTACTTTTTTTATTTTAAACGAAAGACAAAATATTGATATTGACAACAAGAAATTAAAAAAATTATCTACTCAAGGGTATTTTCTTGTCCCTAGTCATGACGATGCTCAAATTACAAGTAATAATGGAAATCAATTTTCTTCTAGTGAACAATTTTTATATACAACTTCTTATTATGATTCTGGTAATCTTGAGTCTCCACTACTGCCAGGTTTTGGCATTTTTAATATAAGACAAGCAAATGACAAATCTTTTTATTTTCCTAAATTTAATTTTGAAGAAGAACTCTTAAGAGACTATGAAGGAGACTTTTTAGTTTATAGCAGACAATTTGGCATAGTTGAAAATTATGAAAGCTTTTTGTCTAACTTAGATGACAGTCGATGGGAAAATATATTTGACGCAAGAATTATACCTGTTGAAGTATTAGAAAACAACAGATTTAACAATGACGACCTAAATAATTTATCTTATCTTTCAGAAGGATTACTTAAAGCAAAAAGCAATTGTTTTGTATACTTAAAAAACCATAATGACTATAGTATAGATTATAGCTTGCAAGAAGATTTTGTTGATTATTTTTCTTACAATGAATTTAAAAATCTTAATAGTGAACATGTATATGAAAACTACTTGTCAAATAGCGATTATAGCGTTTTAAGTGATCAAGAGACTGCAAAAACTTATACAATACATGCAAAAAACATTAATAATGTCAATACTAATACTACTAGAGAATTAGTAACTTACGCTAATTTACTAGTAAGCTCTTCATGGGAAAGTTTCAATATCGACGAAAATATTGTAAAAAATATTGATACACATCATATTACGAAGCTTTCTAACGAAGAAGGTCTTTGTATTAACATTAAAGAGCCTAGAGAATTTTCAATTTACGCAAATGTAAAAAACAAAACTTTTTCTGGATATAGTAGCGAGTCTGTTTATGAAATAAAATCAAACTTTAAAACAGACAGGCTTGGACACCTTTCTTATGTTAACAACATAATGGAAGGAAGTTCTTTGGAAAGTGCTTTTAATCTTGATAAAACAACAAATAGAATACAAAATGCTAATCGTGTTAATAGAAATTTTTCTTATTTCAAGTCTAACTCAGGAAAAATTATAAATAAAAATAGGTCTGAAGAAAATGTTATACAGTGCAACTACGTCTTAAAGCCTACAGATCGACTAATTTTTGGAGTTTCTTCTTACGCTAACGGAGAAGTGATGCCTACAGTTTCTAAGCTTCATGACAAAATAGAAATTATCTTAGTAGGAAGAGAAAAAAATAAACAAGTAAATAAAACAACTAATGACCAGTCAGACAGTTTTTCATCAATTGTAATAGGCGATGATAAAAGTTTTTCAAAAAGAGAAGCACTTGCGTCATTGAAAAATAAAAACTTTTATGATAAAGAGTGGGAAAATTCGTTAAAGTCAGAAAATTTACGTAGTAATTTAAACAAAGAAATATTAGCGTATAAATCTCAAAGTCAAACTTTTAGCAACGTAGTAAAACTTCAAAATAAAAAAACTTTTGAAAGTCAATCTTTAATCTACAAGAAAGACACAATAGTTCCTGTTGTTCCAGAAATTTTAATACAAGGATACGGAAAACAGATTTTAGATAATAACGATGCATTTGATAACTTAAATCTCTACAAGGAAAACAAAAAAATATCTAAAATTATAATTTCTGATAGTTTTACAAACGAAGAAATTGAATCTTTAGTTAATACTAGTGCAATAGAACCTAGTTTTTCAAAAGTTTATTCAAACTTAATTTTCGATTGGCATAAGACTTATCCTTATAGCGACGAAAGATTTTCTACAATTATGAATAAAGCAAGCTTGATGTCTGATACTTCTTTGTCAGTAATAAGTGAAGTAGACTTTAACGATAATCAAAATATTCTTGCTATTTATTATGACATTAATAGTTATTCAATTGGCGGTAATTATGACTTATTAGATTATGATTCTAATGGTTTAACTAGATTTAAACTTGAAAATGATATTAATAGTAATTACTTAAATGAATTTTCTTTTACAAATAAAACTTTAAAAAATTATTTATTACCCAGCTCTAAGCCATCAAACTATCAAGAAGCTTCACATATAAAAAACTTTAATACTTTTACTAGTATAAATACAGAATTTTTTGATTCTTTTAACGAGGTAGATACACTTAAAGATATTTCTGGGTTAAGTTCTCGTTTCTTAAAAAATAACAGTGTATATAACGCCTTAAAGCATGTATATTTAAATGACTATTTGTCTAAGAAAATAGAAGTGAATAGAGACGACATCAGAGGTGCTTTTGAAGAGATTGATGCTGCTCAATTGCAAACAAGTAAAACTCAATCTTTTATTGAAAACAATAGACTTATTAAATATGAAAAAAGTAGCAATCAAAACGACTATTTTGAGGTATCTGAAGCCTCTATGCAGTATTTAAATATAGATAATTCTGATTTTGATTTTATTACATCAGATAAAACAATTGACATTACAGCAAAAAATAATAATTCTTCTTGGTATTTAGTACTTGAAATAACAGATGAGCAAACAGATGCTTTTATTAATCAATTAAAAATAAATGACGACAATGAGTATAATAGCAATTACTATTTCAATAGAAACATTGCTATAGACTTAGCACCTTCAATTAAAAACCCGTTAGATGAGACTACACATGTTTTATACACAGACATGCCACTTTATGAAGATTATTTTGGTGAAAATCAAGTTGCTGTAGGTTTTAATATTTTACATAGGACGTGTAGATTAGTTCAAAAAAGCGATGATCAAGAAAGAAACAAGATAATTATTCCGTTATATTTTTGGGAAACTAAAGAAGTTGATGGTGCATACATTAAACTAAACAATTTGTACAATTCTTCAAAGACAATAGATAGTACACACCCGCTTTACTCTGAAAGTATTTTGCAAGCATACAGTCTTGGCTATTCTAGCCAGTTTAATCAAGTTATTTTAAATGGTGGTTTCGAATCAAAAATTGATTATTTTGCGTCGACAAGTGAAATTGGTGATAACTGGTGGGACTCATTTTTGTTTCAATCAGATGGTGATTTTAGATTTGGTGGGTACTTAAGAGATACTGGAGGTAATTGGATTGGTCATTTATCAAACGGTCAAACTGTAGCTTCTAAAGTACCTGTTTTAAACACTTTTGAAAACAAATATAACGTATATCAGCCTTTTGTAAGTCTGGAACATAGAAAAGTTTATACAAATTTATATACATTATGGGGAGCAGTAAGATGGATGCTAAATAGTCCGGAGAATGTAAATACTCAAGGGCTTGTACACAACAAAGTATTTCATGACTATTTTAGAATTATTGACACTTCAGTCTATCCTAACACAATTCCTGGTTCAGCAGACACTCATGATATTGACGTTGACTTTAATGTTGTTTCACAAAAAGTTTATCCTTATGCATCGAGTACTTTGACAACACCTCTTTCAGTTAATAGCTTACACCAACTTTCTATAACATCACCTAATTTTTATCATCCAGACATGATTGCAAAGCTAATATGGTCTTCTTCTATTTACAACAGTCCTAAGAGATTTTACTTTAAGCTAAGCAAAACTTTTAACAAGAACGATGAACAAAGAAGGCCTGTATTTGAAATAAAAAATATTAATTACGACGGTTTAAAAATAGATAATAAAATTCTTAAAAACAAAAAATATTTTTCAGACTTTTCTTCGTTAAATAATAAAAGTAGTTTAATAGATCAAAAAAATCAATTATCAATTTATAATAATGACGATAATGATAACTTTACCTTAAATGAAAAAGTATACAATTCAAATATAAGACTTTTTAAAAACAACAAGTATTGCGCTACAAACTATAACATGGTTTACAAGGTTAAACTGTATAATGCGCTAAAGCATGGATTAAATAGAATTTTACAGTCTCAACAACCTGTTTTAAAACACTATATATCAGAAGACTCTTCTGTTTTCCATAATTTAAAAAACACAATTTATCCTAACTACTATACCTACTATGGTATTGAGCCTATTGCAATTGAAAATAAAAATAGGTTATTTAAAAAAAATAGATATTCTTACGCTGATCTTGTTTTTGATTCTTCTATCAACAGGTATAATAATATTAAAAATTTAAGCGAAGCTGACAGGCTTAAAACAGGAGCTACAACACCTATTAATTCATCAAGACTGAAAAACGATGTTGTTGTACCTTACACAAACTATCAAAAAAATACTATGTTAAGTAAGCTAGTTAATAAAAAGCTAAGAGTATATGAAGATAGTTTAATTAATTCTTCTACGAAAAGCTTAGTTTATAATCCAGGAAAAACTGTAGGTAATTTAGCAAATAAAAACATAGAAGAAGGTGATGTTAGATTAGAATTCGCACCTTATTTTGAAATTAATTTAAATGATACGTGTTATCATTACGACGGAAAATCAATATCAGACTACTTTGATTTTACTGTTCCTGACCCATCTGATGGTTTTAGTTTAAATCAGAAAATTGAAAGCCAGTTAGTTAATTATGTTAATGGCGGAAATGAAATAAAAAACTATAACCTTAATGTTCCATATACACACAATAAATTAGTTAAATCAATACCAGATAGATTTGTTATGGAAGAAAATTTTGTCCAATCAGACGATTTAAAAATTAAAAACACGGGATCACCTGTTTTTATATTTGATATCGACGAAATTAAAAACGAAGAGCTTTATGATTCTATTACTCAAGTTGACGAAAGGTCTAAACTGTTTTTCTTTGGGTTTAAGAGAAAAAGCATATACAAATATCCAGTTGAAAAAATAGATAGATTTAAGTTTGGAGTAGAAAATGCTGCCAAAGAAACAGAAAGTGTTTATTTTGAACAGGACAATTACGGCCAATTTTCAGACAAAATTATGGGTACACTAAGTTATTCTCGTGTTTATCAAAACGAAAATCAAGAATATGTAGTTGATTATACAATTAATAAAAAATTCTTTAATATTGACAATTATATTTTTGAAAGCATGCCAAGTACTGCAAACTATAGTGAGACTTATAACAAAGATTCTTATTCAAGAATTACTACACCTTTTATAGAGACAGACACATATTAATAAGTAAGATAAAAATTTTCAAATTATACCTGCACAAAATTTAGTTATGATACTTATTAATATTGTCTCACAAAAGGAATTTTATTAAATGGCAGGAATACTAGACAAAAAAGAAAGAATATTTGATTTTGTTATTACAGATAATGGAAGATCACAAATACAAAATAATGACATAAGATATAGATACGCGTCTCTTTCAGACTTTTCTACTGTTTATACAAAAAAGGAAATTGAAAGTCAAACGTTTGGTAATAGAAATGACATATCTGATGTTGACCATAGTAATATTTTTTTAGAAGCTACAACAAAATCAAATAATAATTTAAATTATGAGCTGAATTTGTCAGACTTTGTAAGTTTTTCTGATAATAGCTTAGATTCATCTCTAAAAGAAGGTGCAGATTTTACAGATGCAAACACTAGTCAAGGTTTAAGTTTAGGTGAGTCAATATTAAACTTAAAATTATTAACAACTAAAAATAAATTAAACGAAAATGCATCGTTAACATTTGTTGAAAACGAGTATCTTACAAATGACTTGGCATTTAGTACAGTCTCTGAGCAGTATTTTTCTGTTGGTAGACAAAGAGTAAATAAAAATAATATTCCTGTTTTGATAAATGATGAAAAGTTTAAAAACAAGACAAAATACAAAAAACTAATTCCTGTTTCAAGTCAAAATATTCCTATCTACGAAGAAAAAGATTTTAGTAAAAAATACAATCCAGAAGAATATAAATCAGACAATTCTTTTTTTAAATTTTATAAATATTTTAATCCTGGATTGAATCAGAACAATTTAAATGAAATAAAAACACTTAAAAATATTATAAAAGATATTGAAAACAGACCAGATGCGTTAAAAAGAATTTATCAAATCGAAAAATTTTCAAATGATAATAATTTTATTTTTGAAATGTTTGAATCGAGTCAAAGTGAAAATAATAATGACTTAAAAAAAATATTTCTTATAAAAGTAGGCGAGTTTTATGACGAAACAAAAAACGTAATAAAAAGAGTATATCAAGCTGGTCATATTATTAATACGAGAGATGACTTAGAAGATTCTTTTAAGGAACTTTATTTTTTTAAAGATACAGATCCTAATAATAGTAATACTAATTTAAAATCTTTTATAATTGACTCTTTTTATAGTTTTGTAGTTTTGTTTACAATAGTCATAGAATAGTTGAGAAAATAATTAATGCATATAATAAATAAAAACCAAAGACTTAATTACAATATAAATAAAAACTTAATATACTCTGTAAGGAGTGAAGAAAGAGATGAATTTAATTTTTTTATTCCTATTAGTATAAGTCAAAAAAGTATTCAGCAAGTTTCAAAAATAAAAATTGATTTTATAAAGTCTTCTAGCTTTTCACAAATATTTGACAATAAATATTTTGATATGACTTCTACGTTTACAAACCATAATACAAGCAGCTTTTTTAAACAAGACTTTAAAAACGACATAAGAAAAAATATGTATCCAAAGTATAATAATACTTTAAATATAAATTCTTCAAAACTTGAATTAAATGATTTTGTTTCAGTTGAACATGAAATAAATTCATCAAATACAAGTTCGTTTTTTTCTACAGAAAATAGAAGAAGAGTTGAAATAAATGAGCTTGTTGACTTTCAAAGATCGCTATATACAAACCAAGAAAGTGTTGCAGTCTCTAATCAAAACAATAGTCTATTTTTTTCTTATTTTTATTTATTTAGAGTTCCACAAACATTATCTACAAAAATATCTACAAATCAGATAAATTATTTTAGAGTTATGTTTTTTGATCAAAACTCAAACTTAATTGCAAAATCAGAAGTTTATAATTTTGATTTTGAAAATTTACTAGAAGAAAAACAAATTATAGATTCTAGTATTTATTATAATGAAAATTTTTCTCAATTATCTGACAATATTCGATTAATTTTTACAAATTTTTCAAACTATGATTTTATGTTAAGCGTTGATGGTTTACAAGAAGTCGATCAAATTAGACCAACAAATATTAATATTAATATTAAACATATGCAAAGTAATTTACTAATAACTGAAAGCTTTGGTATATCTCAATTTGAAAATGGTTTTTCTAGCATTAGCATTTTTAACAGTAATTCAGGTTTAAATAGCTTTGTTGAAAGACTAGTTTTTGGATATTGTTTTCTTGAAGAAGAAAATTTTAATTTTGATGTTCAAGTAATTTTAACGTTAGGTGAACAAAACAAAGAAGTTTATTTAAAATTAAACAAAACTATAAGTTTAAATAAAAATAGTAATTTTATAACTTCTATTTTAAGTAATAGAGAAGTATTAAGATCAAATCTAAGTAATATTATTAATCAAATTTCTATAGAGCAAATATCTGAAAAAATAGATGAAAATACACTTAAAAATACTGTATCGCTAACATCTTCAGGAGAAATAAGCAACGAGATATTAAAAAAAGTAAAAGTTTTACAAGTTTTAAAAAATCAGTTTGATATTAGTAATAACATTTATAACGATAGAAACAAATTATTTTCAAATAAAATGTATATTATAGATAAGAGTTTGAGTGAATTATTAAACTCAGGTAGATATTTTACTTATTTCACAGACTTAAATTCAAGAAATAATCAAACTAATATTGTTTTATCAATATCTGGAGTTGATTTTTTGGAAGAATCTATTTCTAAAAGCTTTGTTTCACAAAATTTTATTTTTTCAAATAATTCTTCTAATATTAGAAATATAGAAAAACTAAATAAAACTTTCTCAAAAAATTTAAAAATAACTAGTTTAGAAAAAAGTCCTGTTTTAAACGACAGAAAAGACTCTTTTGTAGATATAAAGTCAATTGAGTTAAGAAATATTAATTCTTTTTCTTCGTTTGCACAACAATTTGGTTATACGTTAGAAGGCAATAATTTGCCTGACGTTTTATCTTTTTTAGAAAACTGTGTTATTGTATTTGAAAACTATACAGTAATAAACAGCTTAAATATAAGATTAAATAAAAGTAATATTTGCTTTTTCGAGAATGTTTTTGTAAGAGAAAATATTGATCAAACAAACGAGTACTATTTTTCATCTACAGAAAATTTTTCAGGTCTTGTAATAAACACTGACGACTTGTATGCTATAAATACATTAGACAATTCAGGTATGAAAAATAGTCTATTTACAGGATTTTTAACTTCTGATTCAGATGATTCAAAATATGAGTATTTAAAAAATCTTCTCGAGATTACTCCTACGTTAAAAATTGACAATAAACTAGAAATATATATTGTTCCTATACCAAAAATAATAAGCTATTATAAAGGAGAAGAATTAGACAGTTTAAGTAATCCTGTAAACTTAACACCTAGCCAAAAAGAATTAATCGATGGCGGACAAACCGTAACATTAACTAGCGGTAAAACTATTAATTTAGAAAGTAGAAAAAATTTATCTGTTGCATTAGAAGATTATCTGTATGTATCTGAAATTTCTTTAAATCCTTCTCTTTTTGATTCTTTAAAAACGGTTTTATTAAGCTCAGACAGTCTGGAAAATCGATTAGAATACTATAGTTTATTTGATGTGCTTGTTAAAAAGAAAGTATCACCTTTAAGTATTGCAAAATTTAAAAATTCAATAGATATGTCAATAGTTTTTAAAGACTTAGAAAGTATAATAAATATTGATAATACTTCACAAATAGAATCTTTTAGAACACAATACATTGAAGAAGACTTAATAAACAATTTTTTTAACATAAACAGTTTTTCAGCTGAAAGTATAAATAACTTTAACTACACAATAGATTTTTTAAATAATCAAAGTAATTCAGAATTAGGTGTAAGAACTATAAAGACAAAAAATATAATGTTTGTTCAAAATACATCTGAGTTTGAAATATTATTTGATATTAGCGATTTAATTTCTTATTCAAATATAGACCAAATATTATCAATTAAGCCTATTGTTAGATCTTGTCCTGTTTTTGTTATGACTAGCAGAAATGGTAATATTAATAATACATTATCTGAAAGGCTAAATGATTCACAATTTTTTGATCGTGTTATTTATAATGATAAAAATTGTATTATTTATAACCACAACTATGTTATAGAAAGCCAGAGAAATAGTATATTTAAAAACTATACAAATGAAAACATGTATTACAATTCTTTTAGCATAGAAAAAGAAGAAGAAAGATTTTATTTAAAATTAAAAGCAAATAGAAATAATCAATCAAATGTATTTCAAAACAATTTTTATTCTTACGTAAAATCTTTTTTTGATTTTTGCGTATCTGAGTCTTTTAACGTTTTGGAAGATGTTATTGAAAGATTTTCTATTTCTTTTGAAATAGAAAACAAGAACATGGAACCTATATACTTTACAATTTATTTTAACGGTGAATTTTCAAAAAATAATAGATATAAAAATCATATTGTGTATATTGATGAAAATACTTTAACATTAACTAAAAGATCTTTATTTTAGTCATAAGAAGCAAATAAATAAGAAAGATAAACTTAAATGCCAGCAAATTCAGATACGAACAGCAATAATAATTTTAATCAAAGTTTTGACTCAGAGTATGGAACTATACAAAATTTTATAAAAGGATTAAACCAAAATTATTTGCAAAGCAACAATATAGAATTTTTAAGTTTAATTGAGTCTAACGATAGCTTTATATCATCTGAAGAATCTTTTGTGCAAGGCATCGACTTTTATAATGAAATTGACGACATTTATACTTCGTCTCTTAATCAAACTTTTTCAAGACTATCTCAAGAAAATAGATTTATTGATCTTTTTCATAATACTGTTCTTACAGATGCAAATAACTTATCTAATATTTCTAGTACTATCGAAAGTGCTGTGTTAGATAAGAAAAACAATATAACAAATAATAGTTTTTCTAAAAAAATTATTTCTTACTTTAATGAAAACACTTTGTTAAATGACTTCTCTTTAATAACAAAAAGTTATCTAGAAAAATTTGATAATATGACACACCAAAATATAATGTCTGGTTTAGACTCTAGCATAGACTTTTTTACAGACTTAAATAGCGATAACGAAGGTTTTGAAGATGTAAGTAGTTTATTAAGTCAAGAATTTGTTCATAATAGAAGCAGAAGATCTTCTGTTTTAAAAGAGTCTCTTTTAGTTGATTATGGTAATTTGGAAATTAGAACAGACGAAGTTTCTTTTACTAAATTAAAAAAAGAAACAACAGCTGATACTGTTATTCAAAGTATGATAAATTTTTCAAGATCTATTTACGCAATGTCTCATAAGTCATATCTAAAAAATATTGATCTTTCATACGACTTTCAGCATAGATATTTAGACTACAGTCAAGAAAACTTAGACCTAATAAATATTATTCCAGACTTTTATAGTTATAATACTTCTTCAAATGTTTTTGATTTTATCAATACAAAAAATAGCAGCTTTGAATATAATCAGTACTTTAGAAAAAACAATATTGTTCCTTTTAATGCAAATTCATACAATATTACTAATGAACTAGTGTTAACAAACAGTTTTAACGAAGAAAATTTTTTACCTTATTATATTCCATCGAATATATTAAATACATTTGTTAGCAATCTAATGATTGAAAACTCAAAATATACAATGTCGTATCCTCAAAATAAAATTAATAGCACACAGCGAGGCATTGGAGGATTGAGTGAAGGTACGCAAACAAGAGAAGTAGAGGGTCAACAAGTCGGGGCCTCTAATGTTTATCCTGCATGGTACGCAAACTATGGTTTTAAAATACTTAATGAATTTAATAAATGTTTTACAGGATCTTTTTTTGATGTCAATTTTAGTAATGCATGTTCTAAAGTAAACGATTTATATGTTTGGATGTTTTATTTTAACGCTTTATATAAAAATTCAAACAGCTTAGAAGACATAAGAAATACTGCTTCACCTTATAATTTAAGTTCAGGTGCAGCTGGAAATTCTGGTTCTGATCCTAGCATGCTGTTTTACAATCAAGGTGTAATGGATGATTTTACAGCTGGACAACACTTTAGTAATGTTTTTAACAACATACAACAAAATGAAAATCTAGAAAACCCAGAATCATTGCGGCCAGGTTTTGTTTTTAATTATTTTAATTTTAAAAATCAAGGAAAGATATATTTTCAAAATAAACCTATTGTAAAATATAACGGCTTACAAACTTCTAGCAATAGAGAATTTAGCCAAGATAATCAGTCAAATTTTAATGAATTAATTTACAAGCAAAGAATTGATTATTTAATTAAAAAAATAAAGCTTAAAAAGCTTAAAAATCTTAACATAGATAAAAAAATATTTGACGAAATAATAGAAAATATAAAAAAGTCAAATAACAAGTCTATAGTTTTATCATATTGTGAAAACGATGAAAAAAATATATCAGCAGTAAATAAAAATAATGAAGTTTTTAATTTATTGTTTACAGAATCTTCTGATGTTTTAGGTGATAACAATTATTATAGCCATATAGACTTGCTTGGTGATATGTCAATTAACAATAAAAGTTTTTTAGGATATGATAAGTTTAGACTTTTACAAAGAAGAGTAAATGGTGATGAAAAAAGAATAAAGGAAAACCTTTTAAATTTTATAAACAATTATTATGACAATAGTATATTTTTTTCAAGCACCACTTTTTTTGATTTTGTTTTAAATTCAATAATAAATGATCAAACTTATTCAGTAAATGACTTAGGAAATATTGTTCAAACAAACAATAGTTATGATTATATTGATGTTTTAAATTGTCAAGCTCTTTATTTTAACTATATAACTAGTGAAGAAGCAAGTAGTAGTGTTATAGAATTAATTGTTAAAAGATTTATTGAAAAAGCAATTCAGCTTGACAGTGTGTCTAGTAATTTAATTAAAAACAGTCTTAATAATAAATTTTATGCATATGATAATGAGTCTATAAGTTTAGATGACTATGATGACGAAAGTGAAGAAAGTTTAATTCAGTATCAAAAAGATATTTTACAGACGTCTGACGATTTGAAGTTTATTAAAAATTCTATTTATTCCTTAGAAAACATAGAATCATTAAGCAATAAATCTGATTATAAGTTTGTTAGTAATATTAGAACAGTTGATTATTCTAACACTTCTGGTAATACACAAAACAATATAAGTAATTCGAATAGACAAGCAAGAATTGATGAGGCATTTACACAGTTAACACAAGAAAACTACTCTAGCTGGTTAAGTTCACAAAAATTTGGTGTAGCAGCAAATATTGCTTCTAATTTTTACCCTGGTCATATTCTTTTTTATCCTTTTAGATCATATAGTGATTTTAGTAAAGATGGAAAAGTTATTTATGAAAAAACCCTTTACAATAAAATTAAAGAAAAACCTAATACTAACGGAGAAAAATTTTATATTGAAAAAGAATCAAAATTCAACATATCAAAAGAAAAAAATATAAAAATTAAATTAAATGCTTATATGTGTGTAAGTGATGAAAAGAGATTTAATGATCATACAAGAAACTTAGTAAGCGTAATTATAGAAGATATATTTGATTATACATCATCGAATGAAAAAACAATTTTCAATAAAATAATCAAAACTATACAATTGTATTTAAGAGCTGTTTTAATTGAATACGAAGAAAAAGAATTCAATACTTATGAAGAAATTAGAAATTTTGTAAACAACAATAAAATAATTTTCTCTGATGTTTCTGATATTATATCTTGTTTTGGTGAATTATTTATGCCAACATTTTATAGACATCAACGTCAATCAGCATTAAAAGTTTTTAGTGTTTTACCTGTTGAAAATCTTCAAGAAGCTGATCTGCCTTATATTTGTGAAGGCAAAAATCTTAACTCTTATGTTTTTGGAAAGTTTGCAAAGCACAATAATTTAAACAATGCAATTAAAAGATTTTATAATAAAAGTAAAAAGTCAAGTATTGATTTAAATACTAGAAATAATATTGTAAAAATTAATGCAGATATTATTCGGGCTAGACAAAACTTTTTACAAAATAAAGATAACATAGAAAATATCAATCTTCACAACACAGGTGAGCATATTGGATTATCAATGAGTCATTTGTTTTCTGCTGGTAATCAAAACTTACAAGACATATGGTTTACACCGTATACAATTAAAATAGAAAACGTATACAAATCTCTGTATAAATCAGACTTAATACAGGCGTTAAACTTAGATTTGATTTTAGGCTATCTAAAAACTCAAGATAGAATTATTAACGGTAGTGTTAATGATGTAGTAACTAGTAGTTTATTTAATGAAATAAAAGAAAAAGTAAGTGAAGACTTTTCAAGAAAAATAGAAGAAAATTTTTATAAAGATGTTTATATGAACATGATTTTAAAAAAATCTAAAAGTGCTGAGTCTACTTCAAACTATACATTAAATATTATAAATTCTAATATTTTTACTACTCAAGAAGAAGATTTAGTAGAAAATTATAGAAATATAAACATATTTAATAACAATAGTAATTTTTCACAATCAAAAACATCTTCTATTGTTAACATGACATCATTTGATAACGGAAGAGACTACGCATTTAATAACGCAGGAAATTCACAAGGAAAACTGCTAAATTCTAGCATTCTTTCTTTAGGTTTGTCTACAAATATAATTAAAAATAAATCTTCTAATTTTATTACAAAAGTTGTTATTAATGTTATTGATTTAGAAAACTTAAACAAAGTTTATGTTCCAAAAATATATCTTTTTTCGTCTTCTTTGTCATCCAATACAGGAATTTTTAACTCAAACTATGATGAAAATAGTCTTGTTTTTTATGATAAAAACTTTAATTTTAAAAATCTTAAAGATAGAGTTGTAAATTTTAATGTAGAAGATCAATATTTAAGTACTTCTTTTCAAAACAATGAAATAGAAACCTTGTTGTTAGATAGCAACATATATCTTTCTGATGTTATTAGCAATATTAACAATTATTATAACGATGTGTTTCAAAATACCGTAATTGATGGTTCAACATCAATAACGCCAAGTCAAAAATTTGCGTATTTAAATAACCATATATTAAATTCTCATATTTTTACAAAATATATCGAAAAGTCTGCTAGAATAATTACAGATTATAATGTCCCTGAGCTAGGGAAAAACATGTATGATAGAAAATACATTAATATTATTAACCAGATAGAAAACAATCATTTTATTAAAGAGTTTGGCATTAGCAAGTCTGAGTTTTTGAATAATGTTTCTTTAAGAGACAATACAGAAGTATTTTCAGTGAACAATTTTCAAAAAGAAAACTTAAAAGCAAACAAGTTTTTACAAAATATTCAAAATTTAACTTTGATTAGCTTGATGAACGATAGTGAAGAATATTACGATATTTATCATATAGGTATTAATCCTGAATGTATGAATTACTTTTTGCTTAATGAAGAACTAAAAACAAACGACGATATTTTAGTAGATATAGCTAATATTGATAGAGTTCTTGTCGATACGTTTATGCATGAAAAATTTAGTTTATTATCTGAGTCTGTTAGTGGTAATAATAAATACTACAAAAGCAATAAAAAAGCTAAAAACTATAAAATAATTATTAATACTGAGGTCTTATAATGAATACAATTGTAATTAATACATTGCCAGATATAGTATGTTCAATTGATTGTCAATTTATATATAACTACTATAATCAAAACGAAGATATAATCGACGATAATACAATTGAAGTTGTAGGTTTTAATAATAATAATGTTGAAAGATATGTTGATATTAACATATCTTATAAAACAAATATTGAAAAAAACAAAACATTTGAATTTATTAATAACGAAATACTTGAAAAGTTTAGAAGCTTAGATAAAAGCAATATAAACCCAGACTTATTAGAAAAAATAATTAATCTTAAAATGTTTAATATAAATTCTATAAACATGTCTTCAAAGCCAGACAATAAAATATCTAGTTATATAACACAAAGTAATATTGTTTTTACTAATTATTCTGAATATTTTGAGCAGCTAAAAAATAATAAAAAAATACACCTAAACAACAGCAAGTCTAAATATTTTATAGATACAAATGCAGATAATTTATTTTTAGACTTATTAAAAGAAGAAGTTGACGAATCAAAAAAGTTAAATAAGAACTTAAAAAATTATAAAAACAATAGTTTACCCAATAGCAATCTTAGTTCTTTTTCAAGATACTCTGGAGGTATTCCTAATTATTATTGTTTAATTGGATTTTTACTTGAAAAATATATCGTTGAAGAAGACGATTTTAGTCTTAAAAGTACAATGTTTTTATATAATACTGTTTTAGAAAGACTACAAGAAAGTGATGTAGATGAAACTACTTTTTTAAACAATATTACTATAAAAGAAAAAGCTGTTCAATATGGTAAAACATACAAATATAGCTTAACTCCTGTCTATATTTTTAATTTACCTCAGTCTAACGACTATTTTTTTACAGACTACTTTTACTGTAGAGATACTTCTATTAATAGTAAAAAAGTAGTCTGTAAAGAGTATAAAAGACCTAATTCAACTTCGCATGTTAAGTTTAAATGTTTAGACAATGGATATTTGTCTATTTCATGGGCAAAGCCTGAAAATTATCAAGGAGACATATTTGGTTATCAAGTTTTTAAGAGAGAAAGCATAGAAGAACCTTTTAGACTTTTAAAGCAAATTGAATTTTTTCCTAACCAAAGGCAATTTAAGCGGAACAGTAAAATTGATGAATCAGAAGTAATTTTTGCATCTTACCACACTACAGACTTTTTAGATTACGAATTTGATAAAAACAAAATTCAAATATACTCAATTTGTTCAATAGACGCAAGAGGATTTACGTCAAACTATTCTCAACAATATGGTATTATGTACAATAGAAATAGACTAGAAGTAGACATAGACCTGATAAGTCCGGCAGGTGCGCCTATAAACATGCCCAATATTTTAATACCAAGAAAAACTAGATTTTTAGAGAGTGATAAAAGCATAGCTGAAGAGGTTTGTTTTGAAAGTGGCGTAAATAAAATATCTGTTTACTTGACACCTGATCTTGTTAATATTTTATCAGAGTCTAGTGATACAAATATATTAGGTGATAATTACAAGTTTAATATATTTAGTTTAGATAAAAATATAAATTATACAAGTAATATAAAAATCACATAATTATTCATACTTAGAAAGGCAATATTAATGGGTTTTTTAAATCATGCAACAAATAACATAATAATTGACGCAGTTTTGACAGAAAGAGGAAGAGAGCTTCTTGCTCGGAATGATGGATCTTTTAATATATCATCGTTTAGTTTTGGAGACGACGAAGTAGATTATACCGTTCTTTCTAAGTATGGACTTTCAATTGGTAAAGAAAAAATAGAAAAAAACACTCCTATTTTTGAAGCAAATCCTAATGAAAATATTGCAATTAAACACCCATTAATTACATTTACAAATTCTTTAACTAGCTTATCAAGTATTCCTACCTTAAAAAGATCAGACACACAAGGAAATACAAATTCTACTATTTCTTTATACGATACAAGAATAAATGATAATGATACAAATTCAGTTCAGTATTCAGTACAAATAAAAAACAGTGTACCTACTTTACAAGGATCAGATGTATTAAACGAAAATATAACTGATAATCGTTTGTATATTAAATTAAATAGCGACTTGATTAGTATTGTAAATAACACTCCTTTAGATACAGATCTAAATAATATTGCAACGTATTCAATTGCTACGTCTACAGTTCCTGGAGGAGAATGGTCAAATCAAATCGTAGGATCTTTTACGATTAATTCAAATGGGATTGTTAGCGCATCAGATTTTACTAAATATGCTTCTTTGTCAAATAGTAGTGTAATTAATACTTCTATTCAAGTAATCGGCGCATCATCAGGTGCAACGTTAATTATACCAGTATCAATTACAAGACAAACTTCAGTTTAATTAAAGAATAAGAAAGATTTTTAAAAATGGCAGACTTAACAGGATCATTTATTTCTATAAATCCTAGCAATATTAGCACAGAAAAGACATCAGTTCAGCAATTAGTAGATATAGTTCAGTCAGATATCTCAAGTATTAATATTAATACAAGAAAGTCTTATGAAGTTTTTACTAGTGGTAATATCGATACAAATCAAAATATTAGTAGCTCATTATTTCAAACAGTTTACGATCAAGATTTTTCTTTAGGCACAGCAAACGCATTGTTTGATATTTCAATTGGTTCTTTAAGCGAATCGAATGGAGAAAATTCAGTTTTAATTAATGAAGTGAGTTTATCTTTAGATGACGATGAAAAGATTAATACCTCTTCAAATCAAGAAATAACTATGATTCGTGAAAAAGTTAATATTTACAGGCAATTTGCACAAAACTTGCTAGGAAATGCTGAATCTTCATTCTTTACTCCACACGATGCAACTGTTGAGACTACAGATCAAGCTACAATTACAAACAATCCAGGAACATATAGTAAAAAAATAAGAGGCGCAATATTTATTTGTTTTAAGAGGCTGTTTACAAGAGATAACGTCTATAAAGGATCTTTTGGACTAAGAATAAGAAAAAATGCCTCAACACTAATTTCTGGAGGCGGAACTGTTGTAGCGAATATAGACAGTGAAGTTTTAAATCAAGATGTAAATGTTGATGCAGCAAATAGTTTAATATACGATGATAGATTATCTATAACTAATCTTACTATTAGCCCAGTTGCAGGAGAAGTTGCTACTTTAGCTGATTCTTCTGGCAATTATGTAGGTTTAATATATTACGATAGCGGTATTATTGTCTTAGACGTAGAAAGAGCATTTAACCCAAGCCAGATTATTAGAGGTCTTATTACGACAACTAGAGCAGGATCTTCTACAAATGATCTAGATGGTCCTTTTTGGTATCTTGGAGACGATGGAACAAATGGACAAGGCTGTTATTATCCTTTGTATACGACTGACCAAGATTCGACATTAACTAGTATTACTTTTGGAGAATTAACTTTATATCATGATCCTTCCAATATTGTTTTAGCTGCAGTAGATCAACCAAATGAAGTTGATGACGTTCATGGTTTGTTAGTAGAGTATACAGAAGAAAATCAGATATTTTATACAGATGAAAGTATACTAGAATTTGATGGAACAAGTATACATGAAGGAAGCTTTTATCCAAGTTTATGGACTAAAGGTACAATTGATGACGTAATCGATCATATTTGTACTACAAGGTTTGATAGAGACCAAAGATCAGCAATTACTTTTAGAAATGAAACAGTTATTAATTCTTCTTTAATATTCTGTAGGGCTTCTCATAATCAATTTAATTATTCGACAAATCCTACGTATACAGATGCAAGCAATAGAATAATTGCAAAAACTTCAGACGGTAGATCGTTTACTTATATAACAACTGTCGGATTATATGATGCTGAAGGTTTTTTATTAGCTGTTGCTAAAACTTCTCGCCCTATTGAAAAAAATCCGTCAACTGATCTTTCTATTAGAATTAGACTTGATTACTAAGAAATAAGTTATGTCTTTTATACCACTTGATTACAATAATTTTGTTGTAAATAAAATAAAAAATAAAACTAAAATCCAATATGAGCATGCTAATGTTCTTACACATTTATCAGACGGTTTTTTTGATTCAAAGTCTATTATTAATACAAATAATTTTAGCAATATTACTTACGAAGAACTAAAAATTAGTGATCAAGATGAACTTAAAGTCAATAAAAAAAATGCAATAGAAGACTTTTTTAATAAGGTTTCTTTATATGATACATTTAATTACGAAGAAAACGGTGATCAAAAAAACTATTTTGCTAATATTAAAGATCCAATTTCTGATTTATCATTAAGTAATGACAATATAAAAACTTATAACTTTAAAAACCTAGAAACTATTAAAAAAAGTAATCAAAAATTTTTAATTGATTGTTATGAAAAAA